TACCACAGTTTGCATTGGAGACTGATGGTGATGTTGTTGTACTCAAAGATATACTAGAACAATACTATAAGGCTAATCCTGATAAAGTAACCGTTACAGATGCAGTAACAGATATAGACGAAGCAATCGAAACAACTGTTAAAGCACAAGCTAAAGAAGGAGAAAACGCTGAGAAAGTATTGCGTGATATTCGTATAACTCAACAATCTTACAGAGAACAAGGAAAAGCACTTATACAAAATGTCAGTGAGATAGTTAAAGAGTTTGATCAAACAGGTGGAGGTACAGTATCCACTACTAAGTTGAAGAATGCTTTTCAACAACTATTAACAGTAGCAGATGTATATCGTAGGATAGGTAGAGAAACTGCTATTACTTTACAAGCTAGAAATGAAGGTTTCGGAAAGCGTAAGCTAGGTCTTAACGAAGCTGAGTCTCAGATAGAAGGAATACGTAACGAGTTTGTTAATAACTCTGGTAACATGAAACCAGAGCGTATGGTTAAGCTAGTTAAAGAACATATTGATCCAAACGATTTAGAAGGAAGTTTAGCTAGGTTGTTAAAGACTGCAAAGAAAGCACAAGGTAAACATTTTCTAGATATGCCTACTGAATACTGGATGAACTCTATATTGAGTGGTCCTAAGACGCAGATGGTTAATATCATGGGTAATGCGTTGACACAGGTAATGACCACCTTAGAAGCTGTTGCAGGTGGTATAGCTAGTGGAAACATGGATGTAGTCAAAGCTGTTATAGCGTCTTGGTCAGATAGTGAGATGTTTAAAGAAGCAGGTAAGTTTGCTAAACAAGCTTTTAAAGACCAGGACAATCTACTAGACCCATCAAATCGTGCGTTTGAGGAAGGACAACGTACTTCTATTACTGGTCAACGTATAGCTGAATCTCCTGTAGGTGGTATTGTTTCAGACTCAGCTAAAGATTCAATAGACAAATACGCTAGTTACATAAGACTGCCTAGTAGGTTATTGTTAACTTCTGATGAGTTCTTTAAACAGTTAGCTTATCGTAGAGCTGCTAGAATGAAAGCAGCTATGTCAGGTATTCAACAAGGTATTCGTGATCCTAAAGCATTAGCTGGACACATCAATAAAACTATTGACGGTATAGTAACTGAAGGTGGACGTATGATGTCTGAAGAAGGTCTTGTTAGAGAGGCTGCTTTGATGGCAGATAAGCAAGGTCTTAAAGGAAAAGATAAATCTGCTTTTATTATTAAATACAAAGATGATAATTTTAATCCTGATTCATCTTCACTTATGCAGTATTCAATGGAGGAAGCACAGTATTTAACATTTACTAAAGAGTTGCAAGACAAGACATTAGGTAAAATAATCCAAGAAGCTACCAATAAACTACCTTATTTAAGACTTGTAGTTCCTTTTGTGCGTACTCCTACTAATATCTTAAAGTTTGCTTTTGAGAGAACTCCTTTTGTTGCTGTGTTAAAAGAGGAGCGTGAGCGGTTATTTACAGAGTTCAACAGTACAGACCCTATTTTAAAAGCAAGAGCCAGAGGTAAAGTAGTAACAGCTAGTCTTACTTTCGGTGGTCTAGTTGATGTAGCTTATAACAATAGAGAATACATAACTGGAGGTGGACCTAGTAACGAAAGAGAAAAAGAAGCTTTAATGGCTACTGGCTGGAGACCCTATAGTATTAAAATAGGTGACACTTACTTCAGTTATCAAAGACTTGATCCTTTAGCTACTCCTTTAGGTGTTGTAGCAGACTTAGTTGAAACAGGGATAAGAGAGGAAGCGGATTTTGATGAATCCCTTTTAGAACACGCCACAACATCAATGGTATTAGCTCTAACAAGAAATTCTACCAACAAGTCATACTTAGCTGGTATTCAAATGTGGGCAGATGCTTTAGGTGATCCTGATAGATATGTAGAAAAGTTAGGCAGAAATTATGCAGGTTCTTTAGTTCCTAATTTAATTTCTCAAACAGCTGACTACGATACTCAAGCGATAAAAGAAACAAGGTCTGTAATGGACGCAGTTAAACGTAAGCTAGGTATGCGTGGATCGTTAGATACTAAGCGTAATATATTAGGAGAGGAATATGTAGCAGAACAATGGATGGGTACAGGTTTTATTAATCCTATTCAACTATCGACTAAAAAGAATGACCCTATTCTAACAGAGATGGCAAGTTTGAATCATGCTTTTAGAAACCCTCCTCCTAGTTTAGGTGGGCAAATAGACTTGTTAGAACATGAAAACGATAAAGGACAATCGGCAAACGATAGACAATTAGAGTTATTAAAGACTGTTAAACTTCGTGGTCTTTCTCTTAGGCAAACATTGAACAAACTTATAAAGTCAAGGAACTACCAAATGTTATCACCAGACTCTGAGCCTGGTCTTCCTAGTCCTCGAATACAGCAGTTAAATAGTGTTCTAACTAAGTACAGAAAAGAAGCTAGAAGACAAATGCTTAGAGAGTATCCTGAGTTAAATGCACAATACTCTGCGTTAACACAAGCTAGAGCAGGTTTAAGAGGTGGGATGCAACGAGAAGAAGTGCTTGAACTTTTATCACAAACAAACTAATAATAGATTACCATGGCTAATACATTCGTAGATTACACAGGTGCTGACGGAACAGGTACTGACAACAAAGATTTCGCTTTTTCATTTCCTTATCTTGATGACTCTCACATTGTTGTACAAGTAGATCAAGCGAGTGTACCAGGTGGTGCTTTTGTTACTAAAGCTTTAACCACAGACTATACAATAGTAACCTCTCCTTCTAAGCTTATCAGGTTTGTATCTGCACCTGCTTCAGCTGACAGGATAAGAATTAAAAGAGACAGTGCATCTAATACTGCTCTAGTAGACTTTGAAAACGGTAGTGTACTTACTGAAGTAGAACTAGACCGTGCTTACTTACACAACTTATATCTTAACGAAGAGATAGAAGAAGGTAGTGGTAAGAATGTAATGACTAAGAACAGTGCAGGTAACTTTGAAGCTGACTTAGCTAAGATAGTTGATGTAGCTGATCCTACTCTTGCACAAGATGCCGCCACTAAGAACTATGTAGACACTGAGATTGCAACTGAAAGAACAGCTAGGGTTGCAGATGTAGATGCGGAAGAGACTGCTAGAATTGCAGGTGACGCTTTGAAGGTTAGTAAGGTAGGAGACACGATGACAGGTGCTCTAACGCTTCCTGCTTCTGATCCTACTAACGGAACTCACGCTACGAATAAGACTTATGTAGACGCTCAGATAGCTACTTCTTTAGCTACAGGTGTTGCTGGTGGTCCTATCGATACTGTTAACATTGCTGATGATGCTATCACTGCTGACAAGCTTGCTAACACTGCTGTTACTCCAGGAGCTTATACTGCTACTAATTTAACAGTAGACGCACAAGGAAGGATTACAGCTGCTGCGAACGGTAGTGCTTCTCCTACTGCTAATGAAATACTAACATCTCTTAAAACTGTTGACGGCACAGGTAGTGGATTGGATGCTGACTTATTAGATGGTCAAGAGGCTACTGCTTTTGCTGCTGCTTCACATACCCATACAGCTTCTAACATTACAGACTTTGACACTGAGGTTTCTAACAATGCTTCTGTTGCAGCTAATACAGCTAAAGTTACTAACGCTACCCATACAGGTGATGTCACAGGAGATACTAGTTTAACTCTTGCTACTGTTAATAGTAATGTAGGCTCTTTTACTAACGCTGATATTACGGTTAACGCTAAGGGGTTAATTACGGCAGCTGCTAGTGGTAGTGGTACTCCTAAGTGGAATACAGGTTGGGTAAATACAGACGGTTCTACCTCCGTAGCTAACGGGGCTACTCTTAATTTCACGCATAACTTAGGCACTACAAATCTGAATGTCGATGTGTATGTTGCTGATAATGCTAGTGGTGCTAATGCTTTAAATATACAACTTATCACAATCGATTTAAGTGGGAACTCTAACGGCAGTCAAATTCAAGATGTTACATCAACTGGATTAACTTTGCAGTTAGCTTCATCGGGTTATCTTGATATTAATAGTTCAGGCACAATTACTGGTCAAAATTTTTCGTCTAAATACATAAAAGTAGTAGCAATAGGATGACAGAACAACTCTCACACTTTCTCGACACTGCTTTAGCTGTTATACTTGGAGTCATTGGTTGGATGATTAAAAAGCTTACAGATCGCTTAGAAAAAGATGAAGAACGATTGACTAAGATTGAAGTAGAACTTGCTACTCAAAGAGAACGAGACACTGCTGTGGAGAATCGTATGAGTGGATTAGAAGTTACTGTAAAAGAGATCAACGGTAAACTAGATAGAATGATGGAGATATTAATTAAACGATAATGAGCTTATACGCAAACATTAACAGAAGAAGGAAGCTAGGCATTAGTCGTAGCAAGAAGAAGTCTACAATATCACCTAAGTCGTACGCTAATATGAAGCGTAACTTTAAAAAGTGAGAAGTGTATCGTTATCTTTAGGTAGAGGTGAGAAGAGCAAGAAGGGTGGTCTCACAGCTAAAGGCAGGGCTAAGTATAACAAGGCTACAGGTTCTAACTTAAAAGCCCCTCAGCCTGGTGGTGGTCCTAGGAAGCGTAGCTTCTGTGCTCGTATGAGTGGTAACAAAGGACCAATGAAGGACTCTAAAGGTAAACCTACTAGAAAAGCCTTAGCCCTTAGACGTTGGAAGTGTTAGATGCCTAGAAGACCTGTAGTTCGTGTTCACCCTCTTACTTTTCAAAGTAGGACTATCGCTGCGTCTGCTGGTGCGGTAGCTACGGACAACAAAGAAAAAGCAGATACTTTAGAATCACAAGTAGAATCCTTAGAGAATGAACCTTTCTTTGCCATCCTTGATGGTGGTGCTCCAGTAGTGGAGGAAACTGATATATTTGACGGAGGATTAATTGATGCCTAACTTTACGAAACGAATACAACTTAGAAGAGGAGAATCCTCTTTATGGGAATCCACTAACCCTGTTTTATTAGCAGGTGAATTTGGGATTGACTTAACTAACAAGCGTGTCAAATTGGGTGACGGTGTCACTACTTGGAACAGTCTTACCTATCTTGGACCAGTACAGACTGTTGCAGGGAGAACTGGAAATATCATTCTTCAAAACGATGATGTGTTTGGTTCTGCTTCTCAAGTTAGCTTACACTCAGTAGAAACAGACCTAAGTAATCTTCGTGGCGAA